CGCGCGGAAAAGAGTACGTTTGTGATGGTCCTTATACTACCGATACTGATGTTGATGGAAATGTTACTTTAAAAAGAGGTGACGGCACCGTCATATTTAAAATAGGTTAGAAAGATGGCGCTATATCCATAATAGACGAAGTTGGAAATATAAACAGAGCCATCTATGCCACCAAAGATTATATTGATTCTAACATACGGTCTAAGCAAGATAAATTACAGGCTGGTGCTGGTATATCAATAGACGGTACTATCATTAGTTCTACATTAGACACCAATGTGTATGAGTTTATTACAGAATTGGGAAGTACTTATAATATGAATCCTAACAAGATTTATATTTTAGAAACTACAGTGGATGGTAAACCTGTATACAAACAATATAAGATAAAAGATGGACAATGGATTCTAATAGGTGGCATGTCTCCTAATGTAAGTCTAGATGGGTACCTTAAAACGAAAGATGCAGACCTCTTATATCAAAGTAAAGGTTCTTATCTTACAGAAAAAGATCTTTTACCATATGCTTTAGCAACAACTGTACGCGATCTAAGTCTTAATTTATAGAATTACGCTAGAGTAGATTACGTTGCAACTAAGGTAGATTATGTTACAAATAGTTTACAATAGTATAAGGACTGGATAGAAGCTTATGTGAATGATACTTTTGTCAAAAAATCACAAGTATATACAATAACCGATAATGGTACGGTAGAAGATGATTCAAATACTGGAGGTAATAATCATGGAGGCAGCGGTGGTAGTGGCAGTACTATAATACAAGTTCCTACAATAACAGTAGATCATGAACTTAGCTTTGTATCTTCAAATCCTATTGAGAATCGTGCTGTTACAGAAGCATTATAGACAAAAGCTACTAAGCAATAGTTGGAAAATTACGCAACACTTGTACAGCTTGCAACAAAAGTAGATAAGATACAGCTCATAAATTATATAACAAACGATAATTTATAGAGTTACCTTTATAATAAACAAGACCGCCTTACTGCAGGAAAAGGTATTAAAATAGTAAATAATACTATAAGTACAGATATCGATACTAGTGTATTTGTAATAGTAAACGAACTTCCGGACGATAGGGATGAAAATAAAATATATCTTTTAAAAGATGTACAAGGAGCTTCTTGGTAGTTTGGTGATAAATTTCCAGTTATTTACAATGGGTCAGAATCTGTTGAAGAATTGTATACACAATATAAATGGGATTCTAATACTAATTAGTGGATAAATATTGGAAATGTAGCGCCTACAGTAGATTTATCTGGATATATATCTAGAGAAGAAGCGTCTTTATTATTTGCAAGTAACGATTCTTATATTACTGCGGATCAATTAGACCAAACAATAGGTTGTCTTGAAGATATATATCAACCAAAAGGTGATTATCTTGTACCAGATGATATATCAGAACTAGCTACTATACAGGAATTACAACAAGAAACTGCACGTTCTGAAGATACCTATGTAAAGAAAGTACAAGTATACACAGAAGACAATGGTGTAGATGGGCCAAATAATCCTACTATAGACCCAGATGATGTTGGTATAATATCTCGTGGTGTTGTAAATACAGTATTCTTAACGAAACGACAATACCAAGCTCTTGTAAACATGAACTATGTTAAAGAAGACGTTTATTATTTTACATACGAAGGAGACGACGAATTAGAATCATGGGCGTTCGGAGGGACGTTCCCAATAACATTAATATAATATGACAAAACAAACATTTACTCAAAAATCTAATGGGGATACCCTCAGCGCATCTGAATGGAATAATCTTACTGGTTATATAAATACTGCAGTAGACGCTATTAATGCAGGCGGAAGTGCTGGAAATGGAGTAGTTTCTGCAACAGATGAAACACAAAGTGGAGGTGATCCTACTGTAGGAGTAAGTATTACTTCTGGAGTACAAGAAGTTGGTTCTCCTAAAGTAATTGAACTTACTAAGAAATCTAAGGGTGTAAACACAACTCTTGTATCAGGAAACAATGTAAACATTGAACCAAGAGAGAGTACAGGTAAAGCAAAAAGTACAAAAGGTGGAAACATCTCTATGAAACCTGGCGACGACATTGAACTTTGTTCTCATCACAGACGTTTTGGTAATAGAGATGAAGTGTCTTTAAAGGTAATTGATGGAGAAGATAATCCTGTGAAATTACAAATAAAAGCATCAAACATCACGCTTTCTACTGAAGGAAAGGATTCTACAAAAGCAAAGGATGAGGATACTGGTCTTGATACAAATGTAGCTCTTTATGATGATCCTAATGTAATGAACATAAACGTTACTACCGGTAACGGAAAAGGATATCTTAAAGTGCGTGCACAAGCTATCGATCTTCGTTGTGAAGAGAATGGTGGAATTGCTTTACAACCTAAAGGTAATGACGGAAGTGGTCACGAGAATAAGATTAAGTTTGAACACAATGGTGGAGATGGTAAAGAGTTTGGTACATTTAACACAGAAAAAACATCTATCTTCACAGACGAATATAGATTTAATCAAGCCGGCGTTGTATATGCAGTAACGAGAGGTGCTCTTGAAACTACTTATAAAGTACCAAACGACCCGTCATCTGGAGTGAAGAAAATTGATTATCCTACACAAAGTGATGATTTTAAAGATATTCTCGATCAGACTAAATCATGTACTTGGAACGATATTATCACAGCTGTTAATTATATCAAATCACAAAACCCGTCGCTGGGTTGGTCACAATCTCAATCTTAATGTCTAATCTATGGTACACATAAATAATCACAGAATAACTGGTATTTATCGTGGGCTACAGGAAATAGATAGAGTATATAATGGGAAATATATAGTATGGATAAAGCCAGTAGAACTTGGTATCATACTGTGTTGTTTCTCTAATGGATATTGGATAGATGAATATCCGTGGGTTGACACTGAAGTTTGGACTGATTAAATAAACAATAATGGAAACGTTTAATAATTATATAGATGAATTTGTAGACTGGGTCACTGGTGAAGATACTTCATCCCAGGAACAAGAAGAGAAGATAAGAGTTTCTTCTACTGGAGGTTTACCAGTGTCGGGAGGGTCGATACGCGAGTTATTGCAAACCAAACTTAAGAAGCCCTTTGTATACTACGAAGACGTCAAAGCAGGATTATATAGACTGTTTAGCGGAGAAGCTACTCGTGACAAATGGATAAGAATGAATACTGAAGGGAGCTCGGACTATGATCCAGATGGATCAACGAAGCTCGAGCTCTTCAGTTTCGTTAGACCTAGTGACGTTACGATGACGTATAGAGGATTGGATCCAGACCCAAAATATGTGGTTAATGGAGATACTTCATCTAATGCTACTAGATTACAATTCAACGTATACTTATCAAAAGAATCTGGAGGTGGTACTGTATACGAGAGTGACTCATTTACAGTAACATATAAAGTGACAGATTCGTACGGAGTTGAGCATACTTCCGTTGAAGAAAAAGATTCTACTTTCTTAAATTCATCAAAGAAGGTAACAAAGAATATATATTCTTACCTTACTGTAGGACAGAATACTGTACAAGTAACTATGAAAGCTAGAAACTCTAGTGCACAGAACTCGGTTACTTTCCCAGTATATTTGATGAACTTTACTATAAGTAGTACATTTGATTATTCTGCTCACTGGGATCCTTCAAAGCAATTAATAGTTCCTGTAAGCGTACGTAGAAGCGATACTAGTCTTACATTACAAGTAGATATTTATATAGATAGAACGTCTAGTTCTCCAGGTATACATGCTGGAACATGGACTTTAAATAGTTAGGAAACAAATCCTACGAAAGTATTCTATATAGATAATAATTATGCTGCAAACTCATCTTCTAATGATCATATAAAACATACACTTATGATTACCGCTAGTCTGTATAATGCAGATAGTGGTGAACATCATTATAGTAATGTGTTGTTTTATGATTTCATTGTAGCATCAAATACTATAGGTATAGTAAACAAGTTTGTAACTACTGGATACGAATTACCTTACAATAAGGTAAATATAGACAATATTACAAACAGAGTTATAATATCTGGACAATAGTATGAACCGATATATTTAGATTGGGCATATTATACAGATAGAGATACTACGGGTCAAACTGTAGACATACAATGGGCTATCAAAGTAATATCAAACAACGATGTAGTAACGTATACACCTATAAGAATAGTAGAAGGACAAAATCATAATAAAGGAGAGACATTTAAATTTATACCTGATTTTGATACAGAACAAACCCCAAACACATATTTGGCTGCGCTTATCGATAATCAAGAAGCCGATGTATTTCCATTGTCTGTGTCTAAAAGTAGTTTATCTATTAGTGAAACCACAGGTTATAATTTAAAATTATCTTCATACGGTAAAACAAACTCATCTCCAGATAGAGATTCTTGGACAGATACTGACAATAATGTAACTACCACATTCACGAACATTATGTTCGATGACAATTCTGGTTGGAATAATGATAGTTTTATTACATCTGGAACAGATCAATATATAACAATAGATTATTGTCCTTTACCTGGTTCATATAATTTAGCTGGTTCTGGTAAAACAATTGAGATTGACTTTATGCCAGAGAAGGTAGCCAATGATGGCGATACTGTAATATTGATAGGAGACACCGAAAAGGGACACATTCGTATTACTACAAACGAAGCTTCTGTATATAGTGGTACTAGTAAAATAGTACACACTAACTATAAAGCAAACGAAAGAATCAAACTTGCTTTTATATTTAATCCTGTTTCTTCAGGATCGCACGATTCTAACTTAGTATATATCGTAAACAATGGTATATTAGAGCGTGCTGCTCAATATGGTACTGCAGCATCGTATTTATCTAGTGACGGTAGAATAAAGATAGGAGATAGCGAAAGTGGTGTACGTGTGTATAGTATTAGATGTTATAACAAGGCTCTTAGTTATGAAGAAGCTTTGAGTAACTATATGTACGATAGTGACGATAAAGGTACTGTAATAAACAGGAATGATATCTTCACAAGTAGTGTTATAGACTATACTAAGGTAAAGAACAAGATCGATACTGTAGTAATAGAAGGTAATCTTACAGCATTACTTACGCAATCTAGTAACAAAGATGATTCTACTACAACTGTTAACTTCAAAAGAGAATGTATAACAGATGCATCAAAGACGTTCGAAGTTATAAACGGAATGATCAGAAAACATGGTCAGTCTACTCTTAACTATCCTATCACCTCGTTGAAGATTTGGACTAACAAAGGTAAGGATGAAGATAACGTCACAACATCAATTATATTGTCAGATGCACAACGTGCTGAAGGTCTTAATAAGAACAGATATATGATGAAGACTGGTTCTATACCAGCAAATAAATTTGTTCTTCAAGCAAACTACGCAGACTCTTCTGGTACACACAATGGAGCGTTGTTGAGACTTATCCAGGATACATGGTACAATGCTGTTGACTCTGAAGGACGTCATATACTTAGAACAGCTCCTCAGCTATTTGTCTCTGGAGAAAAACTTATACACAATGACGAGGATCTTCACGAAGATGGAACATGGGTTGAGGGTACTGGTGTAGGTGCAGCTGAAGGAAAGACTTGGACGCAGATAACCAATAAGAAATTCCCTTATATTATACGTAATGCTCCAGATTCATTCCCTTGTGCTGTATTCTATAAGAATGGCCCTGATGACGGATACCACTTCTTAGGTCAATATGTATTCATGGATGATAAAAAGTCTGATTATATATATGGTGAGCGTAGTATATATCATTTTGGTAATGACAATGACCCATTTGTATTAAGAACCGAAAATACCAAAAACGGTCCTAACGGTAAACAAGATACGTCAGATCATTGTGTCTGGGATAATAAAGATGTACTTCGTATAGAAGTCGTTCTTCCTAATACAAGATTATCTAGTTACATGGACTTTAATGTAACAGATACTCAAGGAAATACTCACTTGTGTACAGACATTAAATATGATGAGAAAGGTAATCCCACTCAATATTATTGGGAGGATTATTTTGAACTTATATATCCTGACGACGATGATGTAGCAAAAGATGATGCCAAGAATGGACTTACTAAGTTTAGTCAGAGTTCGAAGTTTGTACAAAAAGTTACTCCATTTATAAACTTCTTAAAGTGGATAACAGATTGTAAGAATAACTATAATGTAGCAACACAATGGTGGGCCGCTAATACATACAATTCTACACAAGCAGCTTTTGAAGCAACTGCTCATAATCACTTGGATATGTATAAGCTTGCTGCTTATTATATATTCTTCTTGAGATTCGGACTTGTAGACTCTGTTGAGCGTAATGCTCAGATGAAGACATACGACGGTCAACACTGGCATTATGAACCATGGGATATGGATATTGCTCTTGGTAATACTAACCAAGGTGCTCTTATATTGAATCCACCCATGACTAGAACTTCAATGGAGCCTGGTACAACAACATATGCTTTCTCTGGTAAGAGTGCTACTACATCTAATGTACTTTGGGACTGCCTTGAAGCTTGGACATATTGGTCCGAAACTGTAGTTCCAAACGTAGCTAAAGCTTTGTATCAAGCAGGACTGAATTATGATAACATCATTAACATGTTTGATGGGTAGTATTCTAATGCTTGGTCTGAAGCAATGTACAATCAATCTGGCTATTTCAAATATGTTGAAAGCGGTGGTGCAGACTGGTTAGCTTGGTTGCAGGGTTCTCGTACTTCACATAGACACTGGTGGATTAGTACCTCAATGAATTATTATGATGCAAAATGGTCATGCGGTTCGTTCGATGAACATAGAATACGTATATTCGCAGATAAGGCGATCAATCCTACTGGAACAGACATAATAACGATCAAACCTACATCTGATACATTCTTTAAGGTTGCTCAATCAGAAGGTAAGACAAGCTTAGGCTTCTTATCAGCTACTAGACAAAGTCCTGCTGTGTTTGATGTATCTACTGCAGCATTCTCTGCAAAAGACCCTTCTTATATCTACGGTGGTACTTTTGTTGAGGAAATCGATTTGAGTTGTTTTGCTGAGAAGTTTAAAGCTGCTGACTTGTCACTCTGTTATGATAACGTGTTGGGAGCTCCTATTAAGAAACTCAATGTTGGTATTCCTTATACAGTTGTAGATTCAAATACATATAGCGGTAAAGTATCTGGAACACAATTCCGTCTTACTGGTTATGATTCTACTACTGGAAACGATGCGTTTGCTAATCTTCAGATATTGGATATAACAGGTTAGAGTACTATAAAGAATACACAAGAGTTACTTACAACTAGAAACAGAAAGAACGTAACTGATATCTATGCGATAGGTAGCGGTATAACATAGTTTAGTAGTTCTACATCAGGTAATAAATTTAATGTAATTAAGTTGCCAGGAGTAACAACTACTACATATGACAACGATCCAGATGAAGTTGTAACATTTAATACACTCTCTATGTAGAATAGCTCTTGGAATAGTATAGAGTTCTGGAATACAACCAAGTCAGGTTCTATACAATATGTAAGAGATGAAAATGATGAGATTGTATTAGATGACGACAATCTTCCAGTATTGATGCCTAGCTTAGCAACATTTACTAAGTCTACTGTTCCTAGTCAAATGACTACTATGTAGTTCATAGGAAGTACAGCTAGAAACGAATGTGCTGGTCAATTATTACTTGATTGGATAGATTCTATTGATAATAGTTTACCTGCTGGACATACAGAACAAGATTTGTATGACGCTTTATATAGTAAAGTATTTGAAGCCGAAAATATAAGTTGGGGTACTCCTGATCAAACACTCAGAATAACATATAACGATCTTGCCAGAATTGCTCATTTCAATGAAGGTAATAACAGCGGTGGAAAGATTAAAGGCTATGTGATGTTGTCTGATCAACAACAACTTACATCTGTACAAGTTGCTAGTATAATACAATGGTTTGGGCCTTCTGCATTTTCTAAAAATGCTAAGAATAGTTCTCTTGTAGTAGACCAGAACTTAAATTATGTAAGACTTACTAGCTTTGGTACAACTGTTATAAACAATGAAATTTGCTTAAATGAAGGTGAGACAGCACAGATTCTTGCTACTAAATTCTTATTGTCAGAAGATTCACAAGTTGATTATGATTGGTCTATAGCGGTTGGACAAAACGTAGAAAGTAACGGAGTGTCCCAAGTAAACTCTGCAAGACTTACTATGGGTGATGATGGTATACCTTATCTTGTAACAGAGCCGAATGGTACATATGGCGATTATTATGTAACTATCACAGCTACAAGATTGAATTTGAACTACACAATGACTATAAAGATAATTGGTTCTATATTACCAGAAGGTATACAAATAAATACGTTAGTTAAATCTGGAAGTCAATGTAGACCTTTCTATGTATGTGCTGATATGGCAGCTACATCTGAAATATTTAGAAACGCTGTATATGATGAAAATAATAATAACACGTTGAGAGAAGGTTATGTGTTATAGGAGGCTGGTTAGTAGATAGAATTCTATCCTACGTTGGTAGATGGTGCAACTCCTTCTAATGTTGGCATATCTGTCGTTAGATATTAGCTTACGGATATTATTACCACATATACTGCTCATACATAGTTAACTGGTGGACAAGATGTAATAGATCAACGCATAGGTGATGATTATATTTACTACGTAAAAACAGCTACTAGAAAAGGTATTGTATTAGGAGTGTCTACTGCGCCGAATTCTCCACGTTTGTATACATTAAAAGTAAACGTAGTTGTTGGAGGTAGATAGTTTACAAAAAATATAAACATACTTGTTTATAACGATACTACTGTAATGCATACCCAAAGTGTATCGGGATCTGTACAAAACGTACTTAATGTTTTACATACTACGTTATATGGAAATTCTATAACCCAGTATTATAAATCTGACTTATTGAGTTTATGTGGAGAACTTGATTTTTCTGCAGAACATGATGCTATAGGATCTATAGTTACTGTAGGCGGAGATAGGTTGTTGTAGTACATTACAAATGTAACGTCGTTGAATTTCTATCAATGTTCACATCTCGATGCAACATCTTTAGGACCTATATCTTCAGGCAGAATACAGACAGTAGCTCTTCCATATTTAACAACGCTGAATTTAAATGGAACGCCTTTGGTAAACACGTTAGATCTTACTAATTGTCCTAATGTAACAAGTTTAGATCTTAGAAATACTCAAGCGGGTATAAAATTAGTAACAAGTAGTCCTATTACAAGTTTGTAGCTTGGTACTCCAGGAGAAGTTGATATACGAAATCCTAAGTACTTAACCAGTGTGTCTGTATAGAGTAGTGCTAATTTGGATAAAGTAAATCTTGTAAATGTAAACGTAGGAGATTTAACTGCCCCAGCACAACTTTGTGGGTTTAACATATTTAATACACTATATTCATGACAAGTTTAAATATACAACAAAGTGCGTAGTCTTCTGAGACAGTAACAAGTGCTCTAATAGAAAAATTATACAATTTAGCTATAAATAGTACAGTAGAAGATGAGAACAACTCTCTTGAAATGTCATTAACTGGATCTATATATACTAATGCTGCATACGAAACCTCTGTGTCGTATTTAAGAGAAAAATTTCCAAATCTTACAATAACAGTAAGAGATAATAATTTTTATATTAAATTTGCCGATCCAGAAGTTGAAAGAGTATTAGTAAATAATGTTAGTTCGGATGGAGTTGGAATGAGTAGAACAGATGCACAAAATTTAACAACTTTACCTGTTAGCTTGTTTAAAAATAATCGAACGATTCAAACGTTTGATGAACTAAGATTATTCGGAAATATAGAAATAGACGGTAAATGTTTTTACGATGCGAGAAAGCTTAGTAGTATAGATTTAACTAACGTGACTAGAGTTAAAGGTTATACTAGTTTTGGAAATTGTTACAATCTTTCTATTAAGTTAAATATGCCCAATTTAATTAGTTTGGGACAATTTTCTTTTCAAAGTAGTGGAATTACTGAAATAGAAGATTTAGGTCACATTACAGAAATTCCTGGTTATAATTCAGCATGTTTTGTTGGTTGTAAAAATTTAACAAAAGTTGTTTTACCTTAGTCTTGTCTTAAATTAGGTATAGGTTGTTTTGCTGATTGTAGTAATTTAACAACAATATCTCCTACTTAGTATTTAACTACTTTAGAAAGAGAATGTTTAAGTACTAGAGGTATTATATCTAGCATAATGAATTTTGCTAACGTGACGTCGTTAGACTCGTTCTGCTATCGTAATGGATATGCTATTGGAGATTATAGAACAACTTTTAAATAGATATATTTACCAAAACTAACTACCTTTGTAGATAAAAGCAGTTGGGCAAATACAAGCAATACTTATTATCGTTACGGAGCATTTTCGAATGTGGGAGCTGATTTAATTTATTTTAGAGATATACAACATTTTTATGGTGCTTGCTTTTCTAACTGTTAGGCAACTGCTCTTGTTATAAATAATGTAACTCCTCCAACCGTTCATTATACTATGGATTATACTCAATAGGAATATGAAAATTGGCAAACTTAGTAGGGAGGAACTCATATGAAAGGAGCTCCAGAAGATTTGTTTGTGTTAGCCTCCATTACAACAATTTATGTTCCTGATTCAGCTGTAAATACATATAAAAATGATTCTGTATGGTCTAATTGGGCAGCTAAAATAGACTCTATGAATAATTTAACAAAAGTAGCAACTGAAGCAGATTTACAACAGGGATAGATAGCTCTCATAGAAGCTTATATGTAATAACAGAAGCTTAACTGTATAAAATAAGCGGTGTTAGATTGGATGTAGGGAGGTTCGATTCCTCCCCTAACAGCAAACAGTCCAACTGTATAACTGGATTACTAAAACATTAACATTATTAACAATTTAAAAATCTAAACACATGGAGAGTTCTAAGATTATGATGTTCCCTGAGATGGGGAATAATAGTATTGATCCAAATCTGCTGATGGCATTAAATAACAATGGCGGTTTTGGTGGTAATAATTGGATATGGATTTTATTCCTTTGGCTGATATGGGGCTGGGGAGGTAATGGAAATTGGGGCGGAAACGGTAACAACGGATTCCTCTCTAACCAGATTGCAAACGACTCAGGTCGTGAGCTCCTTATGAATGCTATCCAAGGTAACGGTAACGCTATTCGCGATCTGGCTGGACTTCTGAACACAGAAGTGAACACAGTTCAGAATGGCATCTTTACGTTGAACAATGCTATTACTTCTGTAGGTACTCAGGTGGGCATGAGTGGATTGCAAATCTAGAACGCTATACAGAGTGGTAATGCATCTATCGCTAGTCAGATTTGTCAGTGCTGCTGCGAGAACAGACTTGCTATCGCAAACCAGACTAACACGTTACAGTCTCAGATGGCCGCAAATCAGGCCGCTGATCAGCTCTCTGTATGTCAGCAAACTAATACTCTGACAACACAAGCTGAGCGCAATACACGCGATATAGTAGATGCAATACAGAGTCAGAGTGTAATGATCAACGATAAGTTCTGTGATCTCGAGAAACGTGAACTGCAGGATAAGATCAACAGTCTGACAGCCGACAATGCTCTGTTACGTTCTAATGCAAACAATGCCGCTCAAAGCGCATTCATCAATGAAAAATTCAATATTGTAAACACTGAGCTTGCCGCTATTAAAGCAGCACAGCCTAATACAGTTCCTGTACAGTGGCCACAGCTTACCGCAGTTAATACAACTCCTTATATGGGAAACTTCTACGGTGGCTGGAATGGTTGGGGTAATAACATTTCATTTTAATAGTAAGTAATTATGGGACACTTTAATGTAACTACAAACGTAAATGGAGTTCCATATTTAAGCACAACTAACGTAACTGTAACTGATACAGCGGTAGACTTTGCTTTAGGTTTCCGCCGTATGCAACCTGTAGGTTACTTTACAGTTCGTATCTAGGATGCCATACCAGAAGGTACTACAGGTACGTTACCTGTAACTCTTACGCTGAATGGTACAGCTAGGGCGCTTACTTTCTTTGATGGAACCCCTGTAACCGCTGCCAATTTAACGGGCACAGGTATTATTACGGTTTTTAACGACCGCTTTAATGGCATATTACAAATTACTTCTGTAATAGCAGCTTAATATTAACATTAAACATTTTTGAATTATGGTTATGATTGAAATGCGCGATTCATTATATGATACAGCGTTTGATCTGCTTGACGAAGCTAAGCTGAATGCTAAGAAGACTAAGCTTACTCTTTGCGAGCTTGAGAATGCAATGTACGATTGCTATGAATCAATAAAAGAAGATAAAGATAGCGAGGACGAAAAGGATATGAAATTCCGTGGAGTTTCTGGCTATAAAGAAGATTATCGCCATGACGAACAGTATGGCGTAGGTGACGATGAGGACGAAGAGGCTATGCTGAATAGACGCATGTCTCACAGACGTCGTGCTATGCGTATGCGTCGTCGCTTGGTATAATAATATGTGCGAGTAGGGGCTACGGCCCCTATGACCGCACTTTAAGTTAAAGAATATGTTTTCAACGTTGAGAAAAGGCTAGTCTATTTATGTATTAGATAGAACTAGCGACCCTGAAGTAAAACTAGGGTATATTGAGAATGTATCTATGCCAAGACCGATGTATCCAACGTACAACCCGCAAGTTAGTTTAGGTACTAACATGTAGATGGTTGTAGATATCAAAACACGCATAGATAATGATACTAAAGAGTTTGTAGTACCTAGCAACCTCAGTGTACATACTTATGGAGATTATACTCTTAGTGAGAATAAAGAAGCTATGATATCAGAAGTAGATGCTCTGTTATAGGATGTAACTACTAAATTAGATAACATGGATAAGTATAAAGAAGATGCTGAAGTATATAAGAAGATACTAAAAGAACTTAATCCTGTATATGCCAAAGAATAGGAAAGAGATGAGGCTATAACTGAACTCAATACTAGAATGGATAGTTTACAGGATGTTATCTCAAGATTAGATTCATTTTTAAGACGTAACGAAACCTCACTCACAAATTAATATGATAACACAATACATACAATTAGGAGACAGAGATTGGGGTGTGTTGGTTTACTATAATGTAGGTGAAGAAGATATGGCATCTGTAATAAACTCATTAGAGTCGTTAGATTGTACTGATGAGGATATACATGCCGCTACTGTTACGCTGCGTAAAGAGAATACAGGATTTACTTATACTAATACAGATTATAAAATGACATTTGTGTGCATAGGTCACTCAAGTAATATAGGTTAGTTTGTAGATACTGTTGTACACGAAGCTAAACATGTACAATCACACATATGTCAATACTACGGTATAGATGAAACATCAGAAACCGCCGCATATCTCATTGGTCATCTAGTACATAGAATGTATAAGATGATAGGAAAAGTGCTACGATTGTATTTAACATAAAGTTTATGTTCGATATAAAAGGCGATAAAATATCTCTCAATACTGAGGACTTAGCTGTACCTCCGTTTAAAGATCATTATAACAGAGCTAAAGATAAGTCCTTGGCATTGAAGGAGATAGAATATATTGTTTGGCTAAACAAATGGAATACTCCATATGAAGCTTACCCTATAGACAACAGGGCTAAAATAGTAGCTAAAGATATATTCGGAGATGAGAATTACATACCCACTGAAGACGTTAAAACCCTCGAACGTCGTTTTATAGAGTTCTAGGAGACACCTGGCACTAGGTTGCTTGCAGCATCATAGACAGCAGCAGAAGGTCTTATTAAAGCTCTAGATGATTATTCAAGGACTTCGATGGACATTGATACTGCTATTAAGGTAACTAGAATTCTTAAGGATGTAGGAAACATTATCAAGTCCCTAGATATAGCTGTAAAACAAGCAAGGTCTGAACAAGCCGAGGCTGGTAGAGTTAAAGGTGGAGGTATAATTGGAAGATACGAAATACCTAGATAATAATTAATAATAACAATGGATATAAATACTATTTTTTATTTTCCCAGCTCGCTGACATTTGAGGAATATTCCAACCAATTAAATCAAGGATAGATATCAGAAAGAACCATTGTATTTGCTGATGCTCAAAAAGCTATATATAAAGGAGGAAAGAAATATGGTGGTACTAGCGTGCAAGAGTTCCACGAACTTATAGATACTCTATATGACGATTCTTGGATCAGCGATGAGATTACTAACATAAAGGCTGACATCATTCAGGCTGTTGCTAGGATGGATTAGTTCAACACACTTGTCACTAATATAGGAAATACTTTAGATTAGGAAATAGAAGACCGCGATGCTAATATACAAAACAAGGTTGAACAATTGATGATAGATGCACAATGGCTTCAAGATAATTTTCCACAAGGTGTAACACAATGGGATTCTGGATGGAATCAAGATATAGAGGCTTATTTGCAAACAGTAGGCTATTGGACGACAGACGGCAGTAATCAAAAAGTAACCCAGTGGTCTAAGTTACAACAACAGATAAATAGTGTAGAAAGTTCTGTAAACAATCTTACTGTAAATGGAAACCTAACTCAAACATTAACAACATCTATTCAATAGCTTATAAATGGTAAGATTGCATCTCTTCAACTTGGTACAACATACGCAAGTAATGAAAAAGTAGACAACGTATAGAAGTTACTCGCATGGATGTATTCTGGACTTGAAAGTTCTGCTTCAGAAGAAACAACGTTTTCGGAAATGTCCTCTATGGCGAAGAACAATTTTATGTCTGCTATTTCTGATATACGTACTCAAGTAAATAAAGTTGCTAATGGAGATTTTGTAGCACAAACAGAAGTAGCATCTAAAGTTGGAGATACTATCGCAACAATGCTTTTGCAATCTTCAAGTGATAATGGCTTAGCTGGTATGTCTGCTAGACTTAATGCCGTTGAACAAGAGTCTAGTACTACTACTCAGAATGTAGCTGATCTTATACTCGGTGTAACTGGATCTAGTTCTACTGCGGATCTTGCTACAGTTGTAGCTAATAAGTTAGCAGGATTTACTACATCTGCAGATATTGCTTCAGCTAAGAGCGAAATATATTCTGCAATTGGTGCAAAAGATACTAATAATAATTTTATATCTATAGCCTCTCTTAAAACATTAGTCGACGACCATACTTCTCAAATTTCTGGATTGGCTAGTACAGCAGATGTTTCAGCTGGATTTGTGGCAAAAACTGATCTTGATTCTGCAGTAGCTACATTAGTTGCGCAGAATGGGTCTTCAGTAAAAGCTAACATTGAGACTGCGGTAACAAATGGCATAAGCGCTGCAACAATTAGTGCAAATCAAATAATTCTTGAAGGACTTGTAACGGCAAACAATAACTTTAAGATCAAGTCTGATGGATCTATGGAAACCATTGCAGGTAAGATTGGTGGTTTTAATATAACTAGTTCTAGTATATACAACGGAACAACGTCTCTTTCAGATACGACTAACGGTGGAGTTTATGTTGGAACAGACGGTATTAGATGTAACGGTACAGTAAATTCAAATGTATGGAGCGGAGGAATTGTAACAAACTATCTTCGTGCAGCAAGTATAAATATTCGTCCAAAAATGATATTTAACGACGGACTTGGAGATTATTTATGTAACAATTAGTTTTATATAGATAATTTAGATAAAAATAATCTCACTGAAACAGAGATTTATATTCTTAGAAAGACAGGAGGCACCACACTTCAAGATCGTACTGTAAATGTGGTATCTATAAAACCTAGTGGAATTAATTTTTCAGGATCTTCATATTCTTCTCAAATGACCTCTAGTAGCATTTCTATTACAGGATCTTCAAGTTCTGCTTCTATGGATAGCGATAAACTGTAGGTTCTTTCTGGAGGATACGGATCGTATATAGGTTCGAGTAAAATTCAATACTCTTATGGGTAGAGTGTGGAAATGATGAATCAGTCTACAGTAAATGCTGATTGTGCTATAACAATAAATAATAATGGGTTTATTATAACAGGACCAGCTCCATATTCTGCTCAAACTGGGTCAACTCCAACTTTGATAACTGTAGCAAAAATTTCAAAAGAAGGATATGCAACATTCGAGAGATTGTATATAGGAGGATATTAGTTAGACGTAACTGCTGCAGCAGCTGCTGGTATATTAGTAGCAGTATAATAAATAATATAATATTATGAAAATAGATTTTACTAAGTTTAACATTTATACCGATATATCACATACAAAATGTATCGAGGCAAATGTAAAAGATGAGTTAGCTAACGTACTTTATAACAATGGTTCTGGTATTGCTTGCCATGCGCTAGCTTTAAAAATATATAATACAAAAGGTGAGGAAGAATATACAGATGAGGAATATAACATCTTATTAAATTAGATGCAGGCTTCTCTTACCCCAATGTTTATAAGTTCGTTAATGGAATATAATAAAAAAGAAGTAGAATCATAATAATATATAATGGTAGACTTTAATAAAAAGATTATAAATTCTGAAAAATTCCGTCAAGCAGCTATATTCTTCAAAGAGCATAATTGTTATACACTTGCTCCTAGAGGAACTACAGATTACAATTCATATTGGGATAGAGAGACAGAAAGATGTCTTAATGGATATGTAGCTCCTGATGGAGACGCTATTACTGGATACCATTACTTCTACCTTAATTACTGTCCCATAATGAAGCTTAAGGAAACACAATACGTAGATAGATACGGAGTATCTCGTACAAAGCGAGAGCGTGTATTCGACTTCCCTTCATTTTGGGATGGTGATTATTATTACTTTAATGCAATAGAAGAAGCAGAAACACTGGGTAAACACATGGCGGTATTAAAGTGCCGCCAACGTGGTTACTCGTTTAAAGGAGCTTCGATGTTAGTAAGAAACTATGAACTTATACCAGGATCTAAAAACTTCGCAGTAGCATCTGAACAGAAGTTCTTGGTTGGTGACGGCATACTTACTAAAGCTTGGCAGATAATGGACTTTGTTGATAAGAATACCGACTGGTCTAAACAACGTTTAACTGCCACACGTATGGAACGTGTTGCTGGTTTTAAAGTTAAAGATGAGTTTGGTAAAGAAACTGAACAAGGCTATATGTCTGCTATTACAGGAATAACACTTAAGAATGACCCTGAGCGTCTTCGTGGTACTCGTGGCAAGCTAGTGTTGTTCGAGGAGGGCGGTAAGTTCCCAGGACTTGAAACAGCTTGGCAGATTGAACGTCCTGCAGTAGAGACTGACGATGGTGTTGCATTCGGACTACTTATAGCATTTGGTACAGGTGGTACTGAAGGAGCAGCGTTTGACGGTCTAAAGAATATGTTTTATCATCCTGATGCATTCAACGTATTAGGTTTTCCTAATATATGGGATGATAATGCAGAGAATACTAAATGTGGTTTCTTTGCTCCATCATACTGGAATCTCGAAAGTGAAGATGGAAAGTATATGGACTAGTTTGGTAATAGTTACCAAGAAGAAGCTGCAAAAAGATTAATAGAAGAAAGAAACAAAGTGCGTGAAGGTGGCGCTTCATAGGAAGCTATAGATAGATTTATATCTGAACGTCCTATGAAACCTGCAGAAGCGTGCTTAGAATTAGGAAAGAATATATTTCCAAAGAAGCTCTTAATGGATCAACTTACTAAAATAAGAACCAATGTCAAATTGTAGAATATGAAACATATAGTAGATTTGGCTTGGGATAATGGTCAAATTAGAGCTACGGAAAAGAAATCTGGCGATATAACTACATACCCTTTAAAAAAAGATGACAAACCAGAAGGATCAGTAGTCATATGGGAATACCCAATCCCAGATCCCCCATTTGGATTATACATTGGCGGTTGCGACCCGTATGATCACGACGAGTCGTTCACTAACTCCCTAGGATCGACGTTTATTTTTAAACGCGTTAGAGCAGGAGAAGCGTGGAACGACGTAATCGTCGCAGAGTATACAGGCAGACCTAGCACTGCGGAAGAATATTACGAGAATGTTAGAAAATTATTAACATTCTATAATGCTAGGCTTTTGTTTGAGAATGAACGTAAGGGTATTTACCCTTACTTCACAAACAAGCATTGCGATTACATGTTAGCTGATTAGCCAGATAAGATTATTACGGAGATCTTTAAAGATAGTAAAGTACAGCGCCGAAAAGGCTGTCACATGACAAAATAGATTAGGGCATATGGAGAAGGTTTAATATTAGAATGGCTAATGGAAGAATATGAACCAGGGCATCCTAATCTAGAGAGAATATACAGCGAACCATTACTAGAAGAATTAATATAGACAGATGGTGTGAAAAACGTAGACCGTGTCATAGCTCTATGTATGACAATGATATACAGAGAAGAGTTATTCTAGATAAAGGTAGCTGCAAACAAAGAAGAAAATAAACAGGTTGAGCTCTTTGAATTGCCGTTGTTCAGTCAAAAGTATTGGGAGACTGATGATGGTATACAAGACGATATACCAACATTTAGTTTTTAACAATGGATGAATTAAAAATTGTAAAACGTTACTATGCTGGAGGACCACAAGGTCCTAGAGGTCCACAAGGACCTAAAGGTGATAAAGGCGACCCTGGAATATAGGGACCATAGGGAGAAAAAGGCGACAGAGGTCCTATTGGAGAAAGAGGTATTCAAGGTCCACAAGGAGAACAGGGCATACAAGGTATATAGGGAATACAAGGAGAAAAGGGCGATCCTTTTACATATGAGGATTTTACTCCTCAACAATTGGAAGGTTTGAGGGGCCCACAAGGTATACAAGGACCTCAGGGTATATAGGGTCCTAAGGGAGATTCATTTACATATAATGATTTCACAATTGAACAACTAGAATCATTAAGAGGCCCTTAGGGTATTCAAGGTGTATAGGGTCCGCAGGGAGAATAGGGCGTTCAAGGTATACAAGGTGAGAAAGGTGATACTGGTTCTCAGGGTCCTCAAGGAATTCAAGGTATTTAGGGAGAGACCGGACCTGCAGGTTAGGATGGTCATAGTCCTATAGTAACAGCATCTAAGAGTGGAAGTGTTACTACAATATCTGTAGATGGTATATCTATTGCTACTATAAATGACGGTGTAGATGGATAGAATGGGTCTAACGGCACAAATGGAACGAACGGAAGTGATGGTGTTACTCCACATATCGATTCCACCACAGGTAACTGGTTTATAGGATCTATTGATACTGGAGTTCATGCGCAAGGGCCTGCGGGTCAAGATGGTTCTGTAGCAGGTTAGTTACAAGCAGATTGGAATCAGACAGATAATACTTCTGTTGATTACATAAAAAATAAACCTACTATTCCAACAGTGCCTACTAACGTAAGTTCATTTACAAACGATGCTGGATATCTTACATCGCATTAGAGCTTAACAGATTACGTATAGAAAAGCCAAACTGTAGGTTTATTAAAAAACGATGGAACAATCGATACTAACACGTATCTTACATCCCACCAAAGTTTAACTGATTATGTATAGAAAAATTAGACTACAGGATTACTTAAGAACGATGGTACAGTAGATACTAATACATACTTAACTGCACATTAGAGTTTATCTGGATATGCTAAATTATGGAGTGGTACACAAGCCCAATATGATTTACTTACTCCAGACTCAGATACTATTTATATAATAACAGCAGCATCATGACAAGTACTGAAATAGCAGCAGCTAGTAAAGTAATGTTAGGTACTACCGAAGCTGTTGCAATGTATATAGGTAGTACGAAAATTTGGCCAGCCGGCGGTGGTTAGTAGCAGCACGATTATTCTTAGGATTACTTCACTATAGAATCATTGCAAGATAGTAATGAAATTAAGATGCAAAAATAGGGAAATGGTGCAGGTAGTCCAATATTAAGTTATTCATTAGATGATGGAGAAACATGGACAACTGCAACAATATCAAGTAATGCATCATTTGGAACAATTAATACAGGGCAAAAGATAATATTCAAAGGAACTAACGCAAAACTTGCAACCACTTGGGATAATTATAATTATTTTAATGCAACTAAACAATTTAAAGTATATGGTAATATAATGTCATTGTTTAATGGGGATAACTTCAAGACAAGCTGTGAATTCAATAGTGGTTCAACGCATAATTGTGCTGGATTATTAAGAACAACATATCTTGTTGATGCAAGTAATCTAATTCTTCCAGCATTGACATTACGTGAGAGTTCTTATAATGGTATGTTTAGAGGATGTATAAATCTTACTACGGCTCCACAATTACCTGCTACACAATCTGCTATAGACTGTTATAGTTCAATGTTTGAGGGATGTATCAACCTTGAAGTTGCTCCAGAAATTAATTTGGTCAACATGTCAAGACAATGTTGTAAACGTATGTTTTGCATGGATAGAAATAATAAGATTACAACACCTAAGATGACTAAATCACCAATATTACGTTGTGCAACTACAGCATCTGGTTGTTATGACGAAATGTTTAAAGGAAATGGAAATTTAACAGAAGTTACATGTCTTAAGACAGATAATACTGATGCTTGTACAAACTGGCTTTTAAATACATCATCTATAGGTACATTTAAGAAATCTCCGTTAAAAACTAATTGGCAAACTACTACATCAGGTATACCATCTGGTTGGACTGTACAAGACTATGTAGAATCTTAATATAAGTTAACACAATGGTTAAAATAGAAGATAATTTATACAATTCAAGTTTCCCTCAGTAGAAACTTCCTTTAAAAAAGAAGGATGAGAAGTGGTAGCACGATTGTGTTAACTATATTATTGGAGAGGGTAACATTACTTCTGGCGGTGCAAATACCAGATTTGGAGAAGTATAGAGCTATTATAACCTTTATAATTCAATATTTGATGAAAAAGACTTCAAAAGGATTACGAATCCATTTAAAGTTGATGACGGTTTCCCAGCTACTCCGCAAGACTTCAATATAATTAGGCCTAAGGTAGACCTCCTTATAGGTGAAGAGACAAAGAGGCCGATGAACTTCCGAGTAGTGAGGACGTCACAAGAAGCCACATCAGAACTTATGGATACTGAGAAATAGATGTTGATGAACTATATAATGGCATCAATTACATCTAAGATGAGCGAAGAAGAAGCTGCTCAGTTCCAACAATAGCTATAGTCTGGAGAGATAATGCCTCCTGAAGCTATTGCTAAATATATGTCTAAGGATTATAAAGACGTTATAGAAAATACCGCATATCACACACTTACTTATCTAAGAGAGAAGTTAGGCTTAGATAATGAGTTTATTAAAGGTTGGAAAGATGCTCTTATAGCAGGTAGAGAATATTACTACATAGGAGTACTTAATGACGAACCTTACATGGAGTGTGTGAACCCAGTAGAATTCTCATTCGAAGAAGCACCAGACTTAGAGTTTGTAGAAGATGCTAGTTGGTGTTGTAGACGAATGAAACTTCCTCTCGCTACTTTATACGACAGATATTATAATAAGCTTGAGGAGAAAGATTTAAATAAGCTTACAGAAATGCTTACAGGCCGTCCTTCTAACGATCTTGGAGATAGAGGTCCTGTAGATGATTTCGGAGGTGGTATACAAATGCATATATATGACAATCCTATGATGGATTGGAAATCTCGTAGTTCTATTAATGTATATCACTGTTGTTGGAAATCGTTTAAGAAAATATACTATGTTACTTATATGGATGAAACAGGAACTCCACAAGTTGAGATAGCTGATGAAACATATAAGAAGACTGGTATGGAACTTGATGTCACTCCAGACTGGATAGTAGAAGTATGGGAAGGATATAGAGCCGGTACTGATTTATACTTTGGTATACAACCAATAGAGTATCAGCATGTAAGTATAGACAACCCAAATAGTTAGAAACTTCCATATACAGGAGCTATATACAGTAATAGAAATAGCAAACCACGTAGTCTTGTAAGTATACTTAGACCATTACAATACATGTATATTGTACTGTGGTATAGACTCGAGATGGCTATTGCTAGAGATAAGGGTAAGGTTGTAAACATGGATATTACGCAGATACCTAAGTCTATGAATATTACTCCTGAAAGATGGATGCATTATCTATCTTCTGTAGGCGTAAACTTTATTAACCCGTATGAAGAAGGCTGGAATGTACCAGGTAGAGAAGGCGGAAAGCCTGCTACGTTTAATCAAATCACTGCTCTCGATCTTACTATGTCGAACGTAATAGCTGAGTATATTCAGCTTATGGATAAGATTGAACAGCTTGCCGGTACTATATCTGGTATTACAGAACAACGTGAAGGTGCTATTAGTACTAACGAACTTGTAGGAAACGTAGAGAGATCTGTAGTACAATCATCACATATTACAGAGCCTTTGTTCTGGGTACACAATCAATGTAAGCGCCACGCATTAAATATGCTGTTAGATACAGCTAAAGGTGCTTGGCAACAGACAGGTAAGAAGAAGCTTAGTTATATCTTCGACAATGGAGAAAGAGCTTATATAGATATACAAGATAAGTTCTTCTATGAAGATATGGATGTGTTTGTAAGCGATACTTCTAAAGATATGGAGAATATACAGAAGCTTCAGCAGCTCATTCAACCGGCTATGTAGAATGGAGCCAGCCTCTTAGAGGCCGCTGAGGTACTTACAAACGACAACTTCAACATCATTAAGCAGAAGCTCAAAGAGATGCAAGAGCGTCAAGAACAAATGTAGCAGCAGGCTCAGGAAGCTGAACAACAGCAAGCTGTGCAGTTACAGCAAATGCAGAATGAACAACGTGAACAAGAGCTTATGCTTGAGGAAGCTAAGATGGAGCTTGAGCGTTACAAGATTGATGCTGATAATCAGACTAAGATTGCAGTAGCTGAGATTAGTGCATATCGTGGTACTGAAGAGAAGGATGTAAATGGAAACGGAGAGATTGACATGGTTGAAATTGGTAATCAAGCTTTACAACAATAGAAGATTGCACAAGATGCATATGTCAAGAAGTATGAATCCAGATAGAAGCGAGAAATCGAAGATAAGAAAATCCAACTCGAACGAGATAGAATGAAGCATGAATCTGAGTTATAGGCTTAGAAAGATAAAGCAGCTCTTGAAAGAGAAAAAATAAAAGCCAGAACCGCTCTGAAAAATAGAGTGGCAGGCGAACGTTAATTGATTAATTATGGAAATTTGGAAAACTATTAATGGGACAAACGGAAAGTATTCTGTGTCCAATTTAGGAAATGTTCGTAGAAATGAACATTATACTAAAGTTACTACAAATAACACAACTGCTTTTTATAAAGAACGATTGTTAAAAGGTTATAAAAATAAAGAAGGTTACATTATATATAATCTTCAAATATCCAATAAAAATATAATGGTTAAAAATGGGCATCGGTTAGTAGCAGAAGCATTTATACCAAACCCAGATAATTTGCCTTGCATTAACCATAAAGATGAAGATCGTTCAAATAACTGCGTAGATAATCTAGAATGGTGTACTGTTGATTATAATAATAAATACGGTACGCGAAACGAAAAACTAAAAAAGATATCTGGGATACGTGTAGCACAATACACGCTCGACGGAAAGCTAATAAAAATATGGAATAGTTTATCCGAAGCGTCTAGAAGTTTTGGTTGTAAAACGACAGTAACTATAGGTAGAGTATGTAAAGGTGTTTGCGGACGTAAAACGTATAAAGGGTATATTTGGAGATACGTGGATTAGAAAGTAATTGGCGATTCTTAGTTGAAAACACAAATGTTAAACAACAAGAATTAGTTGGCAAAATTGATAGTAAGTACATTTTCTAAAGAAGAATTACAAGAAATAATTAATCAATATGACATACTCTGAAGAACAAGAGCTTCTATAGCTTACTAGAGAGAATAATCAATTATTAAAACTTATACTAAGATTAGTTTAGCACGACGAAGGGAATGATTTCATGACCAACGTCGTTGCTAATCTACTTAGCAATAGAATAGATGGATATGGAAAAGTTTAAGTGGATTAAACAAGCTATAGCTAGATTTAAGGCTAAGACTCCTGAAGTCTTTCGTAAAGTATAGTATGTAGCTGGAGCAATAAGTGCAGTTGCTATAGCTGTAAATACAGAACAAGCTGAGTATGGATTCATAATGCCTACTTGGTGGAATGCTACAACTCCTTATATAATTGGTTTCTCTACTGGTTTAGTAGCGCTATCTTAGTTTACTTAGAAGTATGACTCTAATGGTAACCCGATACATAAGGAGGAAGAGGTATGAAGAAAGATCCAACTGAATTTAGAGCTAGGTTTAGAGCTTACAAAGAAGGTAAGATGCCTTATGAGAACGGGCTTCCTAAGTATGAAGACGGCAAAACTCCAAAAGACAAACGCGCCAGAGCTTTATATAATGCAATAGATCCTAGAGATGCGTATCCAGAGTCTTACATTGATGCTGCGAGAAAGGAGATTAAAATACGTCATAAAATGTATTTTGGAGATCCGGACAAGCTAGAATATGAATTAGGAGAAGATTTGCCTAGTAGAGTTTCTGACGCTGCGTGGAGAAAGCGACTTGGTTATGATTATGATAACACTTTACTAATTCCAAACGGAACAAGTTTTAGATTACCTAAGGAATTAGAATAGGAAATACCTACTGATACTACAAAGTTGAAAGATAGAATAAATAGAACAAAGGAACTTATGTAGTATAGTAGAAAATATAGAAGTAACAAATACATCAAAGAAGCTTTATAGAGAGACTAGGAAGCTTTAGACGCATTAAGATATACTTATAGTACTGGAATGCCTGCAACAATAAACGAGCACGCGTACAACTCTAGACAATGGGTTAGCGGAGGAGAAGTAAGTCCGACGATGAGTCCATTGAATGTTTTGCAAAATTATACCATATAGTATAATAAAAAAGACAACACTATGAAGTATAGAGATGTGTATGACTTTAACTAGTTTGATTGGGCTATACCAGGAACTCCATTTACTATAGAAGGAACATTGAACTTGCCAAAATATTCAGATGGCAAATCTCCTATACACATTAAACCTGCAAATCGTGGTAAATTTACTGCATTAAAGAAACGAACAGGACATTCTACTTCTTGGTTTAAAGAAAATGGTACACCAGCACAAAAGAAGATGGCAGTGTTTGCTATGAATGCTAAGAAGTGGAAACATTAATATAACAGAATAAACTGTACAAATTAACTTACATATAATTATATGGCAAAGAAAAAGAATAATATTCCGACTGAGTTCGATAACCTGCTCGGCAATATTGGTTACAACAACCCAGAAGAGGGTGGTGGTATTACTGATATTGACGCAGTACTGCAGGGACAGGAACCAGACGTAGAAGAACTTATTAAGAATGAGCCGCCAGTGAATAATCCTGAGGACGGCAATAACAGCGGATCAGACGATCCAAACGCTCATGAGGATACCACAGAGATCCCTGAGCATATCGATAACCAAGTACAACAAACAGAAGTACCTCCTGTAGAGGAACCCGAAACAAAAGATAACACAACAGAGGATCCTACAGAAGCTGATATTGTTGAGGCACAACAAGTAAGTCTCTTATTTGAAGCTATAGGTAATTCTCTTGGTTGGAACTTGGATGAGATTGACGATAAGGATAAGCCTGTTACTGTAGACGAGCTTACTAAATATTTTAGTGATGTAGTAGAACAAAACTCCAAGCCTGAGTATGCGGATGAGCGTATACAGGCGCTCGACGAGTATGTAAGAAATGGAGGTAAGTTTGAAGACTACTATCGTAAACAGCAAGAGACTTTGACGTTAGATAACATCGATCTCGAAGACGAAACAAATCAAAAAGCAGTATTACGCGAATTCATGCAGCGTGCAGGCTACTCAGATGAACAAATAAATAAAAAGATAACTAGATATGAGGATAGCGATGTACTGTATGATGAAGCGGAGGATGCACTTGACAGATTGAAGTAGATTAGACAGCAAGAAGTAGAAGAAGCTGCACGTCAACAAGAGGAAGCTGCTAAATAGCAAGAAGAGCAATCAAAAGCCTTCTTTGATACCGTAACTAAAGACATCAATAGTCTTACTAATATACGCGGCATAGCTGTTCCTAAAGAAGACCGCAAAGCTTTATTTGATTATATCTTCAAGGTAGATCAGAACGGACAGTCTCAATATACAAAAGACTTTAACAAAAATCTGTCAAAGAACCTGATCGAATCGGCATACTTTACAATGAAGGCTGATAGTCTTATTTCAACTGCCAAGAAGACTGGAGAGTCATCCGCTGCTGATAAACTTAGGAATATGCTGAGGCACAGTGCTAAGAATCATAGCACGTTTAATGCCGACGAAAAACAAAAGTCAGCAACAGACCTGCTCAATGGGTTGTTCTGACGTTTAATAAAGATTTAAACATATATGAATAATACTTTACTTAATAATCTCCAGTTGTATCGCGGTAAGCGTTTTAGCGACTTGGTAGATGAGAACATGATTTCTAATGCACTGCTGACCGAGCCTCACAAGGTATCAGGTTTGCTTTCACTGATTTTCGGTACAAAGGATGATGGTATTTCAACTACTATCGACCTGATCACTGGCGGTCTGGGTAAGACTATGATCATCGAGAACCGCGAGTTCGAGTGGGCAGTACAAGTTGATGGCGATCACGCTGTTAATATTCGCTGGGCTAAGTGGAATGGTCAGGAGATCACCACTAGCAACTATAACACAATCACTCCTGGTCTGAACAACAGCACTATCTACCTCGCTCTTGAGGAGCGTTGGTTTGGTCCTGGTGCTATTCTTAGCTTCGACGATTTCCACTTCCAGGTTCGTACAACCGGTCTTCCTTATCAGGATGGTAACGAGTGGGTATACGAGTGCTATGTAGTAGATGGTTCACAGGCTTCATACATTCCTGGTGAGTTCCTGCTTCCTGGTCGTCAGGTAAGCCGTATCGGTTCTGCTTACGAGGAGTACAGCGACGAGGCTGATATCATCAACTATCAGACTCCATTTAAGATGCGTAACCACCTCCAGAATCTTCGTTTGACTTACGATATTACTGGTGATGCTTACAGCACCGTTCTGACGATCGCTTTGACCGATCCCGAGACCGGTAAGAAGTCTTATCTGTGGTCTGATTATCAGTACTGGAAGGCTCTCCGTGAGTGGAAGAAGCGTGAGGAGACAGCTCTCCTGTTCGCTAAGAGCAACCGTCTGGCTGATGGTACATACATCAACAAGGGTACAAATGGTCGTCCCGTTCCTACGATGAGTGGTCTGTTCGAGCAGATTTCTCCAGCTAACATTCGTTACTACACAACTCTTACAGCTGAGTTGTTTGAGAATTACCTGTTCGATCTCTGCTACAACATCCTGGGTACCAACGAGCGTCGTTTCGTTGCTCTGACTGGTGAGATGGGTATTCGTGAGTTCGACCGTATCCTGAAGGAGAAGGTAGCTAGCTTCCACCTGACTGACAACATCTTTGTTAGTGGTTCTGGTCAGAACCTGACTCTGGGTGGTCAGTTCACTACTTACAACATGACTAACGGCATCACGCTGTCTCTGAAGCGCTGTCCTATGTTCGACAACATGGAGCTCTTCCGTCAGCTGCACCCGCTGACTGGTAAGCCACTGATGTCTTACACATTCCTGTTCGTAAACATCAGCAACTTCGACGGTCAGGCTAACATCGTTAAGGTATGTCGTAAGGGTCGTGAGTTCGTTCAGTGGTACACTGGCGGTTCTGTAGCTCCTAACGGTTACGCTAACAGCATCAACACGCTGCGTTCTAACAGCCGTGATGGTTACCAGGTACACTTCCTCGGCGAGGTTGGTATTATGGTTCGTAACCCGCTGTCTTGCGGTATTCTGTACTGCGATGCAGAGGATACAGAGATCTCTAATGACGGTATGTTCACCATTGGTGCGTAATATTAAAATATAAGTATTCGACGGGGGTCGAAAGACCCCCTGTTCGATACTCAACAACTAATGTAAATTATGGTAGTTGAATTAAAAATTAAGAAGAAGAATCCCTGGGGTAATTTTATAAAGTATAGGAACTGCTTTGATTACATTGCTCCTTATTTTACACGCTCCGGGTCGATTTATACGGGTCTCACCCCAGAAGATGAGAGATATTTTGAAAAAGCTTTAGGTTATGAAGAGGGTCACCTTGCAAAGTCATCTGACTTTTGGACAACATTCTGTATAAAGGTTGGTGCTCGCACTATGCTCCTCGACGATTCTATTCCTCGTCAGGCAATGATGATTAAGTTCCTTAGTGGTCATAAGAGAGTGGCTACTTCACTTGATAAGCTTGATGCAGGTAAGGATTACTTACTGATAAACCGTGAGGCAGAAGCAATTGAGCAGAATAAACAGAATAAACTTCGCAGAGATGCTATTAAAGAATTTGATAGCCTTTCACTTGACCAAATGCGCCAGTGTCTGCGTTTGTTTGGTATGTCTGCAGATCGTATGTCTAATGAACTTGTTGAATCTACTTTGTTTAATATGATTGATAAGAATCCTAAGAAGTTCTTTGATAAGTGGATCAACAATAAGTCCAAAGATACTGAGTTCTTGCTTGAGCAAGCTATTGCTAAAGGTGTTATTAGAAAAGATAAGACGCATTACTTCTATGGTACAGATATGTTTGCTGACAGTCTTGCTGATGCAATTGCATATTTGGATAGTAAGAAGAATCAAGACTTGAAGCTTACAATCATAAACGAGACAAAAAATAAGTGATCTAACGATCAAAACATGAGATATGACGCATAAAGACATATATACTAAATTCATGATAGAATATGACAAGGCTAATGTTACTTCGTCATATCCATCGTTGACCGAATATGAAGTTGCTACCGTCTTAGATAAAGCATATAACGCATTGATTGCGCAGAAAGTTACTGGGAATAATGTTAGGAGATCTACTATAGAATCAGATACCAAATCTGTTTCTGACTTACAGCCGTTGTTGGTTCACAGTCATCCTAAGTTTATTTCTGATGACAACGAAGCAGCTGTAAATGTTGCAAATATCGCAACGCTTAATTTGCCTTCAGACTTTTTATATTTTGTTCAGTTATATTTAGTTCAACAAGTAACTGGTATAAACGGGGCTAATAATTCTGAACCAGCAAATGATACGGCGCACAATAGAAACCCGTTTGACAATAAGACAACTAGATTAATTCCAACAAGACTTGTTTCACATCAAATGGCGGAGAAGTTTTATATTACTCCATACAACATGCCTTGGATAAAGATACCAGTTGTATACTTAGAAAACGGAACTGCTAAAGTAGTGTATGACTTATTGAACGCTCCGTTGGTATAGCAAAACAAAACAGCTCATCTTGTTTATATACGTAAACCAAATACATTTGTAAAAGACTTAGATTCAAACGTATTTGTAAATAATAACGCAATAGATGTTAGTTATTTTGATTGCCCAGATTCTAATGCAGCTGCTGTAAAAGAATTATACAAATTTGAATGTAATGATACTGTAGCAGAGGAACTCATTTCCCTGGCTGTCTCATTTGCATTAGAAAACGTAGAGTCTCAAAGGCTTAATTCAAAACTTAATATGAGAGGGCTTGAAGCATGACAATAGAACAGACTAGACAATTAGGTGTTGAATTCGAGAGAAGAGTTCAAATCATGATACCGGAGACAGAGTTTGTCGATAAACTTGATACAGATACTATATTCTCATTCTTAAATCAATATCAAGATAAGTATATACATGAGATATATAGAAATCTTGATAATATTCCTGCCGGATCTAAAGCTTCTGCTCATGTGGAAAGTATACTCCAAAGCATGTTAAAAGCAGTTGAGATTCCAGTAAGTCAAGCATAGGACAATACTGCTGGTGTCATAGATCCAAACGGAATTAGTATAGTAGATACAGCTAGATCTATTACTTATACACTTCCAGATGATTTTTATTTATATCTCAGAAGTGTATCTAAAGTAACAGAAACATTTAGTTTTAGGTCTAAATCATCTTCTTCACATAGTGCAATCAGAGTAATTCCAAACATGCTTTCTTCTCAAAACGATGTGTGGAAACTTATAGAAACTCCACATGACAGTTTGAGAATATTGAGATATCCTGCAGCAGTATTAAATACTTATAAATCTGGTAATCCTACTTTAAGTGTCATCTATGATAGGTATACTAAAGTAAGTGGAATAAAGGTTTTATACTATAAGCAGCCTAAACATTTCAACATCATGGATTCTATTCCATGCGAACTCCCGTTGGACGCATTTGATGATTTGGTAACTGGAGCTGTAGATTTGTATGTGCAATATGTAGCTGGCGCTGAAGCTAGAAAGAAACAGCTTCTAAAGTAGCAACAAGAAAACAATAAGCGCAATAAAAACGAAGACGAAGATTAAGTATGAGAGGGGTTGATATATTAGCATCGTTTGAACTTGAAATAAACAAGTTAGACGACACGATGGCCAAACCACTTACAGACGATTCGTTGTATTGGATTAACCAAGGCGTAGTCAAGTTTGTAAAAGATAGGTTTAATGGCAACGCGCCCAAAAGAACTTCATACGAATAGAACGAGAAGCGTACTAGAGATCTTGTACACTTGTTCACAGAATGTACTATAAAAACTAGACAAAGGTCTTTGGAAGAAGAGCGAGTGTATACGGACTAGGATCAAGAGTTCTTAGACTTAGATGAGAATATATACACACAAAGAAACGAAACGTATTCTGATCAATGGTAGGATGAATCAGATGTCCACTATGGAGATGTATATACTCACTCTACAGACGATCCTAAAGATAACATTCTTATTTTTATAGGAGAAGATACAAGCCATCCTTTATACGACTCATATGAGTATTTATATCCTAAAAATATGATGTTCGCATTAAATGAGGATATTATTATCTCAGATACAAACGGAGAGAATCAAACTGACGCTTGTGTATTTGAATGTACTGCAGATAGTTTTATGTATCGTGTGAATAATAAGCTCACAGACTTTCATTATCGTTTTCATAAGGCGCGTCCACTTCGTATCAGGACCAGAAGAGGATTTAGACTTCTTACTGATAAGAAGTATAAAATAGATTCATATACGTTGGGATTCCTTAAGATTCCCGATGAAATAACAAATAAAGATCCGTATAAAGATTACACGGACTTTGAAGATTATACTTGGTAGGAAATAGTTAAAATAGCAGCTTAGATGTATATAGAGAATCAATCTGATCCTCGCTACAAAACTATAACCGCTGAAGTATTAACACAAGAATAAGAATTTTTAACGTGGAAACCCCAGCTAGTTAGGTCTAGACATAGAAATATAGGGGGAGTAGAAAAAAATTAAATTAAATTATGTTAAATTACGTAACAACCGTACTCGTT